GTACGTAATAATGAAAAAGTAGTTATCATGGCGGACTATTCAGAGTTCGAAGATGATAAAGAAGGTGGTAGACACATAGCGATACCTAATGGTTGGGTAAAGTCAGTGACATTTTTAACAGAAGAAAGAATAAATGAAAGATTTTAATAGTAACACGACTAATAATGATGAGTGGTTGACTCCTCCTTACATTATAAAAGAATTAGGCGAATTTAATTTAGATCCTTGCTCACCTCATCCCGACAAAAGACCGTGGAAAACAGCTTGGAATCATTATCATAAAGAGATGGACGGTTTATCACAAAGTTGGGATGGTAGAGTTTGGTGTAACCCTCCTTACGGTAGAGAAACTTTTAAATGGTTAGAAAAACTTTACAATCATGGTAATGGTATAGCTTTAATATTCGCTAGAACAGAAACAATAGGATTTCATGAACAAATTTGGAACAAAGCACACGCAGTTTTTTTCTTTAAAGGTAGATTAAAATTTTACCGTGTTGACGGTAGCGAGGGCGACACATGTAATGCGCCAAGTTGTTTAGTTGCATACGGCAACGCAAATGCAGAGTCATTAGAGCTTTGTAAATTAAAAGGTAAATACATACCGTTAAAAAATGTTTGGAGGTAATTATGAACATGGATAGATTATTAGAATCAGTAAAGAAGCACGAAGGGTATCGTAACAAAGTATATCTCGATACACTTGGTAAGCGAACCGTGGGCGTAGGTCATCTTTGCGTTGAAGATTTCTGGGAGGACGATAAAGAATACGAAGAAGACTTCTTAATGGATATACTTAAAAAAGATTTACAAGAAGCGATCCGTGGTGCGCGTTCTTTGATGGAAGAACATGATTGCGCTGACATCGACGAACAGGCAGAAGAACTATTAATAGAGATGGTGTTCCAGCTTGGTATGACAGGTGTATCAAAGTTCCGTAACATGTGGAAAGCACTAGCAGAAAAGAACTACATAGGCGCGAGTTACGAGATGCTAGACTCACGGTGGGCAAAACAAACACCAAATAGAGCCAAAGCCATGGCGAAAACCATGAAAGAGATTGCATGACGGCGTGGGTTATCATAGGATTACTTTTTATCATCACGGGATTACTAGGATTTATCGCGCTGATGTTATGGGCAATCGGTGATAGAATATCCCAAAAATAAAAGAGGTTGAAATCTATCTTCGTTTTGGTGTATAGCTGGTAGCTTACCCCCAAAAAAGGAGATAGAATGACAGAAAAAGAATTAAAGGATATTATTGTCTACCTACAAGGTAGAGTACAAGAATTAGAAGGAAAAAAGTTTTGTGAGTGTGCAGACGAGGTAGAATATAAAACTACACCGCGAGAAGTATTTGTTACAAATTATGACGAAGACGAAGAGTGTCTAAGTTGTTCCGCGTAGCGCTTGTCTTGATCCCATTGTTGAACGCGACCGCGCCAATAATCTCTTTCCTTAATAGATAGATCTTCCCACCGCTTGCGGTGGAAGTCTTTCTTATCACATTTATAACGTAAATTTTTCGCTGGCTTATCCCACCTAGTGTGATCTCTACTATACATCTACACCTTTCGTTGCTTTTTCCAGCGTGAGATGAACATTGAAGGCCATTGATCTTCTCTCGCCCTCACTTCTAAATGGATAGACTTGATGAATCATCCAGCTAGGGAACAAATAAAAATCGCCCACTTCTGGTTTTACAAGAAAGCTATGCCTTGCAAAATGGTTTGGTATTGAGCCAATAAACTCAAGACAGCCAGCCGTTGGGTGATGGTCTTCTTTATCGTATTCCTCATCAAACTT